CTAAGAACATTCTACTTAGAAAAGCATTAGGAGGATAGACAGCTAAAATTGAGTTATTCTGTGCAACCAGATCCCTTATAGGAATGATTATTTTGTATGAATCTCCTGCACCTAATGGCGCTGTAAGACGTTGCGTAAACTGCATCCTTCGAAAATAAGGCCTCATATCAAGATTTGGTATTAATCTTTCATATTCAAATACCTTATCTGATAAATTGGTCATATTTTCATTAAGGACAGTATCTACACTAGGCTCATTCATAACTGTTGCTCCTGTGGATTCTGCCACTAGAGCACCTCCTACTAACATAGGATACAATGAATAACCATACAAATTAAAATTTGATTTGCACCTAATGTACAGATTGAACTCTATTGATGTTGGAACATCAGATGCAGCTACTAATGGTTGATGAACGTAGACGTAATAAACACCTACTGAATAACCATTTGCAACCTTGTCAGGAGACATATAAACTAACTCATTTCGACTTACAAAATCTAAGTCTACAGTAAGTGTCTGATTGCCTCCTGAAAATTCTAATAAGGAATTTGGAAGGGATCGTAGAGTAACTAAATCGGGGAATTTAGTTAATATTTGGGCTGGAGGAGAATAATATTTAGCTACTGATATTTTCAAACTATGCTTATTAGTCATAGAAGATTGTATCAGTAATTCAATATCTCCTCTCCAAGCTCGGGAACACATAGACAATAACTCTATATTATTGGCTATGGTCTTCCCTGCTAAACAACCTCCTTGATAAGGAGATATAGGACCCGCAAAAATTACAGTTCCTATAGTATTGGAGGTAGATACTGACGCAGAACCAATATATTGTGGTTTGGACAATATATGCGATAACTGCATTTCATCTACATCAGTATGGAAGATGGTATCTCTAGTTAATCGAGAATATGTAGCATTGGGATCTAATTCTTCGTAATAGGTCTCAGTGTCCACTTGATTTGCTGGATTTCTACCAGACATAACCATTCTTCCATTTACCCTAGTATTATTAGGGTTATGTAAACCAGTGTAGGCTTTAATTGTGCCTCTAATATTATCTATAAAATCACTAGTTACATACTTCGTAGCAGTTGCTACGGAATCTAATGTCTTAGAC